AACGACTAAAGAAAAACATTGTAGACAATACAGTTGGCTTGTCTGCTGTTACACAAATCAAAGTGCGTAATTTTGAATACCGCACAGAAGATGAAGTGACAGATTTACCAAAACATAGTGCTATTAATATTAAAGGCGTTCAGCTTGGGCCAATAGCACAAGAACTTATACAAGTTTTACCAGATTGCGTAAAAACAGAATCTACTGGCGTTATGTCTGTAGATTCATCTAATGTGATATGGCATTTAGTCAACGCAATTAAAGAGCTAAACGCAGAAGTTCAATCCCTTAAAGCAAAAGTAGGAGCATAAACATGGCACAAGTAAATTCATGGACATGGACAATTCAATCAATGCAACAATGGCCTAGCGGTACAAACGCTGGCTATGTTGTCAACGTCAATTGGACTCTAACAGGCACAGACGGCACACAAACCGCAAGTATTGGTGGAAACACTCAATACCCCGTATCTGATGCTCAGGCAGGCTTTGTACCTTATGCTCAACTCACTCAAGCCACAGTCATTGGTTGGGTGCAAGCATCTTTGGGAGAGCAAGGTATTGCTAACTTTGAAGCCAACGTGCAAGGCCAGATTAATAGCATGGCTAATCCTCCAGTTTCTCCAATAACACAACCATTGCCTTGGGTGGCCTAATGGATTGGAAAATCTTAGAGGTTGAGCATAAGGATGGGCAAATCACATCGGCCAAATACTATGTTTCCAACGGCAAAGTAGACACCGAGGGGAATTGGTATTTCACCGAAAAGGGTGATATTCCTTATGATCAAGTGACCGAACAAAACGTGATTGATTGGATCAAATCGGCATCTATGCTTGATGGAAAGAACATAATAGAATCACGGCTAGAGGAACAATCCAACCAACCCGTGAAAGCCGTTCCTCCTTGGCTTCCACAAACCTTTACACCCAAGCTATGAAACTAGAACTTTCAATCCCACAAGTAAACACGATTTTTGTTGCATTGCAACGTAATCAAGAATTAATTGCACAGACGATGGAAGAAATCCAACGCCAAGGCAATGAACAGCAACCCAAACCCGCCGATGATGGCCACGTTGTAGTGCCCGCATAAGAGGAGAAGCCATGACCGCGCCAATAGACATTATCAGCTCTGCTCTAAAAGACATTGGCGCTTTGGCTGCTGGGGAAACTCCTACGCCTGAAGCTGCTCAAGATGCGTTCGTAATGATGCAACGCATGATTGACCAATGGTCTAACGAGCAGATGATGGTGTTCTATAAGACAGAAATCATTTACACACTCACTCCAGGTCAAACCCAGTACACAATTGGCCCTGGCGGTGAGATCGGTGCAACCTTTACAGGATCAATCACCAACAACATTCTCACAGTCACAGCCATCACCCAGGGCGCTATTAGCCTAGGAATGACCCTATCAGGCACAGGTGTCACAGCTGGGACTAAGATCACAGGATTCTTAACAGGCGCTGGCGGTAACGTTAACGAGTTGGGCACATATCAGCTCAACCTATCGCAAAACGTGGCCTCAACAACCATCAACGCCTTTTATCAGCGCCCACTCAGCATCAATTCGGCATTTGTACGCATCAACACCTCACAAAGTGGCGTTCCCATCCTAAACGGCGGTCTAGACTATCCCGTGGCCATTCTGAACGTAGAAGACTATGAAATGATCGGTCTTAAAACGTTAAACGGACCTTGGCCAAAAGCACTCTACTATCAACCAACCGAGACACTAGGAAACATCTTTGTCTGGCCAAACCCAGCACAGGGTGAGATGCACATTTTTGCCGACACATTATTCAGCAAGTACACCACAATCAACGACACAATGCTACTGCCAGAAGGCTTTGAGAGCTGTCTAGAATGGTGTTTAGCCGAGCGTTTAATGCCCCAGTATGGCAAAGCATCAGCCACGCAAATATCAATGATTAACGCCTTTGCAGCGCAGGGCAAAAGCACGATCAAGCGCACAAACATGAAGCCAGTTCAGTCTGCTAGATATTCTGATGCTTTGTTGATGAGCAGGGCCAAGGATGCTGGTTGGATCATGGTTGGCGGCTTCAACAGGTAAGGACAAAAAATGCCTGATTTCGGTTTTGTCGGAGCAAGTTACACAGCGCCTAGCATTTACCAAGATGCCAGCGAATGTATTAATTTTGTTCCTGAGTTAGACCCAACGCTACCCCAAGGTTCTAGGGGTGTTGTGGCGCTTTACCCAACGCCAGGCTTAACCACGCAAGTCGTACTACCTGCTGGTGCAGAAGTTAGGGGTATGCGAACACTCTCAGGCGCAAGTCAAATGATTGCAGTCTGTGGCGCATACGTTTACCTTTTATCAAGCACATTGACCCCTACTATTGTTGGCATCTTAAACAGCTCTACAGGGCGTGTAGGCATCTCTGACAATGGTTTGTACTGCTACATAGTTGATGGGACTTATCGCTACTCATGGCGCATTACGACCCCTACAACGGCTATATTTACAGGGGTTATTTCTGGCACTACTTTGACTGTTTCTAATATCCAAAGTGGCACGATTTCTATTGGTCAGGTTTTGTTTGGTGTGGGGGTTTCACAAGAAACAATCATTACAGGCGGTTCAGGAACATCTTGGACTGTCAACATTTCTCAAACAGTCAGTTCAACCTTAATGAACAGTTCTAATACCCAGAGTTTTACTGGGGTGATTACGACTGGATCAACCAATGCAAATCTAGCTACTACAGCTACTTTGTACTTGGGGCAGACCATTCAGGGTGTTGGCGTTCCTTTTGATACGATCATTACGGCCATCGTAACGCCCTCTGGTGGTAATAATAATTACACTTTGTCCAGCAATACTGCGGTCGGTTCTGAGACCATGTATGCGCTTAACTTTACAGTTTTGCCCTCAACTGACGGGGCATTTAGTGGCGCTAATTCGGTTGATATTATTGACAATTATTTTGTCTACAACAGGCCGTCAAGTCAACAGTTTGGTTCTTCAGATGCTCTAAGCCCAATATCTCAGCAATTATCGTTTGGTTCTAAGGATGGATCACCCGATAATCTAGTGGCTTTGATTGTTGACCATCGTGAAGTTTATTTGATGGGTGAAGCCAGTTCAGAGGTTTGGGTCGATGCGGGATTGTTTCCGTTTCCGTTCCAAAGGATACCTGGCACATCTACACAACAGGGTATTGTGGCCCAGTTCAGCGTTTCTAGGCTAGGTGACAGTTTTGCTTACCTTTCTAGAAACAATCGAGGTCAAGGTCAGGTCATGCAAATGGTCGGCTATATACCTCAAAGAATCTCTACCCACGCTGTGGAGAACACACTAGCAAACCAGTACATTTCGGATGCGATAGCGTGGACATATCAGCTAGAAGGGCATGAAGTCTATGTATTATCGTTTCCTACTCTTAACATCACTTGGTGTTATGACGTTACCACTAAGCTATGGCACAAGTGGCTTTATTGCACCAACCAGAACGAATACCAGAGACACAGAGGAAACTGTTGCGCCGTATTCCAAGGTATGGTTCTTGTGGGTGATTACGCCAACGGAAAGATATATGAGTTGGACAAACTCAACTACACCGATGACGGCCAGAACATCAGACGCTTAAGGCGTGCGCCTCACCTTGTGGCTGATTTCCAACGTCAGTATTTTGAGGAATTGCAGATACAGTTTCAGCCTGGCGTGGGGTTTACTGGCCTATCCAAAAACCAAAACATCTTCTTACAAGCCCCCTATTACATAACCCCAACTGGAGTTTTGATTATTCCGGCCAATCAATCCGTGGTTTTGGGTAATCAGACAGCCATTAGCCAGTCTACTGAAACTACGCTACCACAGGCAATGTTGAGGTGGTCAGATGATGGTGGGAGTACCTGGAGTAATGAACATTGGACTACAATAGGACAAACGGGTAAATATCAAAATCGCGCCATTTGGAGGCGTTTGGGACAGGCTAGGGACAGAGTGTTTGAGGTCGTTGTGACCGATCCTGTCAATGCGGTAATTGTTTCTGCAAATCTAAAGGGTAGTGGAGGTGAGAATTGAGTATTCCAACAAATACAACACAGATTCAACCTTATCCACAAGCGGAATTTTTGGATAAAACGACTAATCGGCCTACCAGGGCATGGCAACAGTTCTTTTTGAATTTGTTGAACTTCTCCTCGGCTACCACGGCAACGACTGGATCGGCAACGTTACCAGCCAACCCTGTGGGGTTTATCAACATAACTGTGAATGGGGCGCATTACAAAGTGCCATATTACAATGTATGAGGGGAAGTAATGGATTTAACAACAGTCAATAATGCGGTTTCAGACGCACTAGCGGGGCTACCTGCGGGCACTAGCGACTTCATTAATGCCAACATTGGCACTCCTCAAGGTCAACAGGCTATTTTGCAAGCAGCTGCGTCTATTGGGATTACAGACCCAGCACAAATCGCAAGCATTGTCAGTTCAGCGACTGGCCAAAATATCACGCCCCAACAAGTGCAAGCCGTTGCTCAACCTGCTGCACCCAGAAGAATAACAACACAACCACAGGCTGCACCAGCTCCAAGCGGTACATCACTTTCTAACATTGCTACACCTCAGTTTGTTTCTTCACCCGCATCAGGCGCGGTAGGAACTAGTTACGGCCAAGCAGCGCCCAATCAGATCAGCACAGCACAACAAGCCAATCCTGAACTTTCATCGGCTTTGTTAAACGGCACGGCAGCGGTTAATTACGATGCTGACACAGGCACTTATAACCTGATCAACACCCAAACTGGATCACCCATAACGGGAAATTATCAGGTCCAAGTCGGCACTAATGGCGTTGGTATCAATATTCCTAGTGGGAATGGAATGATTCAAGTTGCTGTCCAACCTAACGGAAACGGCACAATTCCTCCCGTCACAGCATCAAACGTATTAAATGTCGGTACAAACGCAGGAGCAGGTGGATTTGCGGGCGGTATTAATACTTTGGCCAACGCAGCTGCGCCTGGCATTGCTATGGTTGCTGGGGCTAATTTACTTGGTGCTTTGGGCGCACCAGCAGGTACAGACTTACTAGGTCAATCCGTAGGAGCTGGAGCTGTTGGTAGTGGGACATTAGATACTGCAATTCCATCTTTAGCGGCAGGTGGTGGTACTTTAGCCAATTTAGCACCTAGCGCACCATCAGCCTTGGCAGCGGGCACAACCGCAGCAGGAACAGATTTATTAGGCCAATCAGTTGGCGCTGGTGCGATTGGTTCTGGATTAGCAGATACGGCAGTTGCACCATTAGCAGCGGGCACGGCAGCAGGAACTTTGGCAAGCACCGCAGCACCTGCAGCAGCAGGCACGGCAGCAGGCACGGCAGCGGGCACGGCAGCAGGAACAGGTGCTGGTACTGCCGCAGGAACTGCCGCAGGTGCTGCAACAGGCGCTGCTGCCACAAATGCTCTAGGATTAACTCCAGTTCAAACTGCTTTGGCTGGAAGCGCATTGGCTTCCACACTTGGGTCAATGAACACGAGTAATGCAATTGCCAACGCTGCTAACACACAAGCAGGAGCTGCAACAAACGCACAAAATGTCTTAGGTAATTTTTATAGTCAATATGCGGCTGCACAACAGCCATTCCAAAACCTTGGAACACCCGCAGCACAGGATATTACTAATAATCTACCTTATTTCCAGAATCAGTTTAACAATCAAGACTTAAACGCTCAGTTAGCACCAAATTACGCATTTCAATTACAACAAGGATTAGGACAGGCTCAAAACGCTGCTAATGTTGGTGGTGGTTTGTTGTCAGGTAATACTTTACAAGGTTTGAATACTTACGCACAAAATTACGCCCAAGGCGCATACCAAAATGCGTTTACTAATTACCAAAATCAGCGCAATAACATCTATAACAATCTATCAGGTGTAGCTGGAATTGGTCAAAACGCATTAGGACAAATTGGTCAAGTTGGGGCTGGATTGGCTAACACTTATGGAAACATTACAACTGGTTTGGCTGCTTCTCAGGCTGGAGCACAAACAGCACAAGCAGTTAATCAAAGTAATTTATTAAGCAATTTGGCCAATACTGCCGTTGTTGGTTCATTAATCAAACCCGCATAAGGATAGATCATGCCCGTATTTACAGATTATCCAACGTTTAAAGGCACTAGCCTAAACGATTTGCTTGGTTCGGTATCGAATGTCCAGCAGTTCCAACAACAGCAACAGTTAATGCCCTTGCAATTGCAAAAGGCACAACTAGAGTTAGAACGTCAACAAGCCACTCAAAAACCTGAAATAGAGCGTATACAGTCTTTGTCTAGGCAACAACTAGGCACAGAAAAACCTGCCATTACACGAGAAGAACAGGCAGCTGAACAAGCAAAAATAGCAACAGAAAAAAATCTTTATGATTTAAATGAAAAACAAACTGGTCACATGGATGACGAGTTGGGCGCATTAATTACTGACAAAAGAATTCAAGGCATTAAACGCGGTGATGTTGATAGCGTTGATTCAGCAAAAGAAGCTCTATTAGAAGCGCGTTCTAGGCTTGAGCAACGTGGTATTAAACCACAAGCAGTTGAAGCTCATCTAAGACCATTATTTGATTTAATGGACAAAAAACCAGAAGTATTAGGTCAAGCATTGAGTAATATTGTTCAACGTGGACAAAACGCACAACAATTTGCTCAAATCAATCAAACACCTACTCAAGTTAGTACAGGTGCTTCTAATATTTTATTGCCACAATCACCATTTCAACCCAATAGACCAGCGCAAGTTTTTGGACAACTACCTGGTCCAACAACCGAATACGTTGCAGAACCAAATAATCCTTTTGGATTGCCTGTTGGAACTAAATATTTATTACCTAGCGGTGGTCAACAATCTGGTACACAAGGCGCGCCTAAGCCAATGGTTACTGGTTTAGCATCATCGGTTAGTGCGCCTAATGAACAATCGGTGTCAAATGCAACTGATGATTGGAAAAACACTTATAACGATTCTTTGCAAAGCCAACAACGCAAAGGAATATTCCAAAATATCAAAAAATTATCAAGCGAAGCATTTACTGGCGTTGGTGGTCAAAGAAAAGAATTAGCTGCTGGTATATTCAATTCAATTGGAATTCCTTTTGAAGAAGCTGCAAAGACTGCAACCGATGAGTTGGCTAAAAATAGCGCTTTATTACAAATGGCTGGTGGAAATACTGATTTGGCTCGCCAAATAGCGGAAATTGCATCACCTAATAAAAAGATGAATGAACAGGCTATTAAGAATGTTGCCGATCAAATGATTGGTGTTGAAAACATGAAAAATGCTAGATTCAAATTTTTAGCGCCGTATAAAAATGATCCATTAACGTATGATAAAAAACGAACGGAAATTTTGCCGTATATGGATTCAAGGCTTTATCAGGATATGTCACCACAAGATGTTGCGGCATATAAAAGATCACTAACACCCGCAGAAAGAGCAGAAATTAGTGAAAAAATTGCAGGTGCAAGACGATTGGGGTTGATAAAATAATGCCAACACTAGCAGAACAATGGGATGCGGATGTTAGCCCTGATTTGCGTGGGTTAAATCCTGATTTGGCTGATCGCTTACAACAAGCGAAAGATGCTTATAAACAAAAGTATGGCAAAGATTTGCCCATTACAAGTGGCTTTCGCACAACGGCTCAACAAGCCGAATTAGCAAGCAAGCCAAATAAATATCCAGTTGCACGACCAGGCACAAGCCTACATGAATCTGGTGATGCTGTTGATATTAGCAAAGATGTACCTGATGATTTTCTAAAGCAATTTGGTTTGCATCGACCATTAGGTGCTAAAGACCCAGTTCATGTCACGATTGCCCCGCAAAAAACGGCTTCATTTGCCGATTTATGGGAACAAACACCCGAAACAGCAGAAGTCAAAACAACACCACAACCACAGCAAGGTAGTCAAATTGTTGGCGGTGCTTTGCAACAAGCATTTGATCTCAAAAAGAAAATGCAGGGTTTGGCTGCAAGTGGTGCTGATGTAATAGCTGGTGCGCCTGGGATGCTTGCAAGCACAGTAGGTTACGCCATTCCACGCGCATTAAGCGGTGTTTCACATTTAATTCATCAAGTAACAGGTGGACCTGAAAACTTATTAACACCAGAAGAAACACAAGCAGCTGCCAATCGTGTTGCAGCACCTTTAAGTCAACCAGTAGGAAAATTAACAGGTTTAGCAGAAACACCAGAATACAAACAGGCGTTGCCATCGCAAGTGATGGATTACATTGGATCGCATATTAATGAAGGTGCGGAGGCAATAGCAAAGCGTACAGGCGTTCCAGTTCAAGATGTGCAAGCTGCAATCAACGGCTTAATGATGGTTGCACCAATGGGCGTTAAAGGCGTTGCCAAAGCTACAAAGCCGTGGATGCAAGAATTAGAAATACAACGTCAAGGCAAAACTCAACCAACGCCAGCTCCAGCGCCAGGTATGATAAATGCTGGAGCAGCTGCTACAGAATTGCCAACAACAATACAAGCAGAATTAGCTGGTGCGCCAGAACATATTAAAGAATCTTACGCAAATATTCCTGCAAATCAATTAACACCTGCTGATTTGCAATATATTCAAACTCATAAATTGTTTGCTAAATTTAAAGACACTCCGACAGAAGGACAAGCATTACAAGATGCTAGGATAATGTCTGAAGAATACAATAACAGAAACAAAGAAGAAAACAAACCATTACAAGAAAAATTTGCCCAACGTGATGCAAAAGTTATTGCTGCATTAGAAGATACAAAACAAAGAATAACACCTGATGTACATGAAGTAACGCCACAAGCTGCAGCAAATTTGGCTTTGGAAAAATTAGTAACCAAAGACGAAGAACACGTTAAGTCTATAAGAAAAGATTACAAAGAATTAGCTGACGCAAATGGTGGAGAATTACCGCTAGATGTACAAGGCATTTTGAATAATGCAGATGAAGCATTAAGAAAATCAAAGATAGTTACGCCTAAAACATCTTTTTTACCTAAATCGGTTGAGAACATATTAGATGATTTACGACCTGAAACAAAAGATGGTGTCGTTAAAGAAGCGCAACCTATTACATTTGATGACTACCAAAATTATCTTAAAATATTAGGTAATGAATATCGAAAAGCAGTTGCAGAAAATGATTTAAATGCAGCATTTGGTATAAAAGTAGTAAGGGATGCTTTTGAAAATACCGAAATGATTGGTAAAACTGCTGAGATAAACGCATTAGCAAAAAAAGCAAAAGCAAACGCTAAATCAAGGTTTGATAAATTAGACCCAAGAAGTGATAAGTTTATTCCTGCCTATCAAGCTGCGGTTGAAGGTGATATAAGAACAAAAGCTGAAAAAATTGCTAATACACAGCATCCTGCAGCAAATCAATTTATTGAAAAATTTTATGGTAACAAAACTCCAGAAGTTTATTTAAACAGATTGTTAAATGAAATTGGTCGTGATACACCAGAACATCAAGGTTTGAATGCGGCTTTATTAGAAAGCCTTAAAAGTAGAGCTGGCATTAAAGGTACTCAAGGAAAACCAAGCCAAGCAGCAATTAATAGTTTTATAAATGATCCTGTAAAAGGCTATGCAACTAATTTAAAAACAATGCTTGGACCTGAAAATTTAAAAGAATTACAAGATTTTGCAGATTATGCGCGAATGACAGATCATGCGGCAATAGCAGGAAATTATGCTAATTTAAGCGGAAGTGGTATGGTTGTTAATGCTGGTCCAATTGGCCAAGCATTTGAAAAAGGAAGTTCTTTAGCAGGAAGTGCTTTAGAACACGCTATAAATTATCAAACAGGATTGCCTGCTGGAACACTAGCCAAAACTTTTTTTAAGGGTAAAGCGGAACAAAAAGCAGCAGCTGCGTTAAAGGCCGAACAAGAAACAAAACTTAGGCAAACGTTGAATCCTAAACCTCCATCTAAACTTTCAGACTTAGGAAAATAACATGAGCGTTAACCTTTCACCCGTAGGAAATGGCTTCCAGTTCCTATCCTCCACGACTCCTAACGTGCCTTTGGCTGGTGGATTCATTTATACCTACCAGGCTGGGTCTAGCACTCCGCTTAATACCTACACAGACAACACGGGTAACACAGCGAACACCAATCCTATTATCTTGGGGACTGACGGCAGACCGCCCAATGAGATTTGGTTAACCAGCGGTTATTCTTATAAATTTGTTCTTACAGATGCCAATAACACAACAATTCAAACTTTAGACAATCTGTATGGAATTATTGGAACAAGTCCTAGCGTTAGCGCTGTACCTAGTGGCGGCATTATTATGTGGTCTGGCTCTATTGGCTCTATACCTACTGGTTATGTGCTCTGTAACGGCTCTAATGGCACTCCTGATCTGCGGGACAGGTTTGTTGTTGGCGCTGGCAATTCCTATTCTGTCGGTAACAATGGCGGGTTTGCTAGTAGCGGAGTTGTGACCAGCTCTGGCACTAATAATCCTTTGTATTACGCACTAGCATTTATCCAAAAAACATGAGCAATACTGAACAAGACTTGGCCGTTCATGTTGCGGTCTGTGACGAGCGTTACAGGCGAATAGAGCAGTCTTTAGTAGATGGCGAACGGCGCATGACCAAGATTGAATACTTGATTTATGGAGTAATGCTATTGGTCTTACTTGGCCCAGGCGTTGCTGGGGCGTTCTTTCACAAGTTTTTTGGGTTGTAAAAAATTGACCCCTTTACTCTTGTCGCTCTGGCAACTTCGGCGTTTAAATTGGTCAAAGAGTCCTGCGAGATGTACAAGGAGGGGCGGCAATTCGTTGTCGATACAAAAAAAGAGATTGATGGGGTCATTAAGGATGTCAAGTCAATCCAAACAGATGCAAAGGGGATATTTGGTTTTTTCAGGAAATTATTTCGTAGCGAAAAAGCCGAGGAAATCAAGGTTGGGACAAATCCTGTTAAGCCTAAACAAAAAAAGAGGGTTGAATTTGATGAAAACCAAATCTACGCGCAAGTTGCAGACGCTTTGACCAAGTTCTTTCATGCTTACAACGGCTTAAAAAATTACGCCAAAGAACAAGAGGAAATTGCGTTGACGGCATCAGGCGAGGAAGGACAGGACATTGCGATTAAATTGGTGATTGCACAATTACAAATGGAAAAGTTGAATGAGGAAATGCGCGAGTACATGGTGTACCACGTTCCCGAGGAAATGAAGGATTTGTACAGCCGTGTAAACAAGATGGTTGGCCACATTGCTAATCAACAGGCTTTGGCTAGGAAAGCTGAACTAGACAAAAAGAGAAAGATAGCATGGCAAAAACGTCAACGGGCAGAGGAAATTCAGGACAAAATTCTAGCGGTGGTAATTACGGGTCTGATGATCGGATGGTGCTGGATAATGCTGATGATCGTTCGTTCTTCGTCATTGTTGTCGTGGCATTGATGGCGGTTATTTTGTTGTTTATTCCAATCCTTTCTTGGATGTATATTGACATAAAAATAATGGAAATCAGGGTTAACAAGGCTTTAGCAAAGATTGAAGGCAAATGAAGTGGTTACTTTTAACTCTTTTGTTGGTGTCTTGTGAAGAATGTTGACTTTTGTAGTTAAAAATAGTAAAATGATGTTTTTAAAGGAGCATCAAATGACTGAACTTACAAGAGAACGTTTGTGTGAATTGCTTGATATAAATACAGAAACAGGTATTTTTACTTGGAAACACACAATGGGGGGCAAGGCAAAAAAGGGACAAATGGCGGGAGCAGTTGATGGAAATGGTTATATAAAAATTGGTATTGACCAAATTGACTATTTTGCTCACAGATTGATGTGGTTTTATGTTTATGGAGCATTCCCAATTTTAAATATTGACCATATTGATAGAGACAAATCCAACAACAAACCAACAAATTTGAGGATTGCAACACCTAAACAAAACGGGGAAAATAAGTCTTTAAAAAGCAATAATGCTTCTGGTCATCGTGGTGTATTTTTGCGCAAATATTTAAAATCAAAACCTTGGTCTGTAAATATAACAAATAATAGAAAAACAATTCATATTGGTTACTATTCTACAGTTGAGGAAGCAATAGAGGCAAGAAGACAAGCGGAAGATAAATATTTTACTCATCATACAAAATGAAAAAATTTATAGTTCTACTGTTGCCAATATTTTTATGGGGTTGTTTTGAAGACAGATATCGCTACCATTGCCAAGACCCTAAGAATTGGGAGCAAGAGGATTGCAAGCCTCCCCTTTGTGTTGCATCGCAAAATTGCCCAGAATTTTTCAACAAACCAAAAAATGGCACACAAAACCCCTGAACAAGTAGACATTGAAATCAAAGCGTTTATCCTAAAGACGTTTTGTTTTATTCTTGTCCTCGTAACAGTGCTGTTTTCATACAGTATTGTTTTTATTGAACAGCCTTTGTTTACTGAAGCTCCTGCTGACAAGGCTATCCTAGCCATTCTTTCTATGGCTATGGCACAGATATTCACAGTAGTGAGTTTGGTCCTTACAGGCAAGTCTAGTGTGCCTCCTAGCCCTCCTCCAATGCCTTTTAACCCTTGCATGGGTCAACCTATGGGTCAACCTTATGGTTTACCTTATAGTCAACCTATGAGTTTTAATAATTCAACATCTGGTTTTAGCATTGACCCAAATCAGGCATGGACACCTCCTCCTCCTCCATCAAGTCCTCCTGTGCTAGAGTCAGATGAGGAAAGAGAAAGAATGTCACAAGCAAGGGCAAGTCATGTTATTTAATCCTTGGTTCATCATTGGTGCTATTTGCACTGTTTTAGGAGTTTATTTCTATGGACATCATTCAGGCTATCAAGAACGAGTGGCAGAAGATCAAGCAGAAATTGCAAGACTTAATGAAGAAGCTAGAGCAAAAGAAGTAGATTTAAATAAGAAAATTACACAAACGACTATTGCACTTTTGAAGGCTAAAAATGACGTTAAAACCAAGCAATCTACTATTAATGCTCGTATTGACTCTGGTGAGTTGCACCTCCCCTCCAATTGTGCCATACAAGCCAGTACAGATGCCTCCACTGCCAGAGGAGATTCAGCCAATGACAGCCAATCTGACAGACAGGTTATTAAAGATATTGTCTCCATCGCAACAGAAGGAGACACAGCAATCACTCAGCTCAATGCCTGTATCGACACCTACAACAAAGTAAGGGAGATGGTCAATGTTAAGCCCTGAAAAGCTCCATGCTCTAGGAATAGGTATTGAGTGGTCAGAGCCATTGACTACTACGTTTACAGCATTTGGAATCAGTGACACTAAACAACAATCAGCCTTTATAGGACAATGTGCCCATGAATCCAATCACTTTAAGGCGTTACAGGAGAATCTTAATTATCGCCCTGAAACGCTTTCTAAGCTGTTTGGTAGACATTTTAAAGATGCCGAGGAAATACAGAAATACGCGCACCATCCAGAAATGATTGCCAACAGGATTTATCAAAAGCGGATGGGCAACCGAGACGAGTCAAGCGGTGACGGCTGGAGGTTTCACGGGCGTGGTCTGATCCAGTTGACTGGGCACGATAATTATTGGCATTGTGGCCAGATAGTCCAGAAGGACTTGGTTAAAGAACCTGACTTGGTGGCCACACCAATGTACGCTGCACTATCAGCTGGTTGGTTTTGGTCAACACATGGGTGCAATGCGTTTGCTGAAAAAGAAGATTGGGTCGGTTTGACCAAGCGGATCAACGGGGGCACAATTGGGCTAGATGATCGAATTTCATTAACTAAACACGCCTTGAGCGTATTGGGGTAAATATGCCAGTAAATTTTAAAATCACTCGCGGTGAATCAAAAAAAGACAATGATTCGCACTATGTTGTCAAAAAAGAATGGCAAAAAGAACGTGAACACGTTATGCGGATTGAGAAAGAGTTAAAAAAGCATGAAAAGACCGATATGTCTCACGCTCACCCAACTCACTCGCATGACGCTGGACTGAAGCAACCCAGCGCACCTTTGCCCAATATGCGAAAAGGTTAACGATTCAAATACAGATCAGTCAACGGCACGCCCTTTGGCCATTGGTTGGTGATTTGTAGATAGTGAACAGTCTGAATGTGCGCCAAGTACCAGGCGTGCATTCTTTCCGCTTTGGTCATCAAGTGGCCGGAGTCTATTTCTGTGTGGCACGGCTGGCAAAGCGCAGCAATGTAGTTATCTGACGCTTTAATCCCTCTACCCTTACCGCCATGCCAATTAGAGTGAGCGGCCTGAGCGAGATGGAAACCACACCTCTGACAATTCATGGCTGCCACGGCTTTTAGTAAAGTCTTGGATCGTATGTACTGTGTCTTTGGAAATGACCTCACGGGTGCTGAATCTGTGGTCTTTGGGGCATGAGTATCGTCTTCTCTTGGAGTCGTCTTCATTGGTTCTTGTCTCAAGTATTTTGCCTAGTTGACCGCAGAGTGGGCATTTCATTCGTGTGACCTTATTCCTAATCTTTCTGACGCTTCCCTGGTGCGCCAAATGTCAATTGAAAGTCTAGACGCTTCCAGTTGGTACTTTAACTGCTCCTCAATCATCACGGATGCTTTTAATTCGTCAATTAACCCTAAGTATTCAGGATCACACAAGGCTTCACGTTCCTGTGCTGCAATTTGGCTGAATTCACCAGCGACATGGCGCATACAGATGGCCTTGGCACTTTTTAACTTCAATTCGCAGGCAATGCGGTTGGACTTGGCGTTGGCGTAAGCCGTGGAATTATCGTAAATAAACTGTGCGTGACGTTCAGGAGTCATTGGTCATTTCCTCTATCACCGCCCAAGTAGCGATCAAAATCATTAATAACGCAATTGATCCTAGAAAAAGCATAAGAATAATCAACAAAGTATTCATTCTGTTTCCCTAAAAAGCACCTCAACATGGGGATCACCATATTTCTTGGTTACAAACAAATTGACAATCTGGCAATCATTCTCAAATATGACCTTGTCGCACCCATCAAGCACCGCTTTGACCACATTGTCGATATCGGGCTTTTTGGTATGCCTTTCAGACCCATTTAAACAGGCTTCCTTGCGTTTTTTTGAGTAAGACAATGGCACGGCAAAGGAAAGGTAAATAAACGCATCTAAAGCCGTTTTAAGCGGTTCTGAAGATCCCATTGACTTCTTTGCTGCTTGGCGAACAGTATCCTCATAAGCAACAGTCTTTGCATCGGTATAAGTGCTGACAAAAGCCCCACGTCTGGCAAACCTTGGTCGGCCTTTACCACGGGGCTGGCCATCAACTTTGAATGTCACATGAAACATTGAGTTCCTTTATTCTTTGGGCTACTGCTTTGCCTAAACCATTGAACATTGGGTGCTTTTCCATTTCCCTGACCTGGTGTCTAACGTAATCAATCCATCCAGGCTTTAGAGCAAGTTGAGCATAGTGTTCAACAAAATCAACCATTGTTCTTTATCATTTTGAACTTGGCCTTTACTTCGTCTGGCATGGCCACGGCGTTTTTAGCATCATTCTCTAGTTTTACAAGCGTTGGATCACGCCCAGGCTTGCTAGGAACTGTCTGGTGAATAATGTCCACTTTAGGGGCAATCCACTCAGCTTTGAATGTTGTCCAACCTCTAGCACAACAAGTCTTGATTGCGTCATCTAGCGTGATGTTGGCTTTTTCGGCCTCAATTTGAATTGATGCGATCAAAGTGTCGGTTAGTGTTTTGTTTTTGGCTTTCAAGACTTTTTCAAAATCCATATATATATGTTTCTTGGTTATTGGTTCTTGGTTCATGGTTAGTTGCACATCTGTTGTACATCTGTTCAACACCTGTTCAACACCTGTTGATCGTTTGTTCAACGCACGTTTAACGGCTGATGCTTTACCAGCTTTAGATTTGTCGTTAATTAAACTTTGATATTCAGATATTTCTATTTCACAACGCCTTTGATACCAATATTCACCTTTCAATTTGAAAAACATATTGAGTATTCCAATAACAATATCTTCATTATCCCTAGCATTTATTTTCATGCTAAGAATATAAATATCGTTTGGTAAAGGGTTTTCTGTATCGTAATAAAGCCAAAGAAGTTTTAAATAAATTCCTACTTCTTCATTGGTAAGAAACGCGGTATCTTTAATAAAATCACCAATATGATGCTGATAATAGTGCATAAAAACCCCAAAAAAAAGGGCTACACCTGCTATCTCGCCTTTCGGCGTTGGCGGACTGGCGCAGTACCAGCAGATAGCATGTGTAACCCTACTACGAATAACGCCGCCAAGCGTCCAAATAAAGTATAACTCAAATTTACAAAAACCAATCTGGCTTTAATAGCTTTAATTGCCAAATCCTTGCTTGGGGAATTACTTTCCAATTGGTAACGGCCTGTCTCTGGATGCCCAATAGGCGCGCCAAAGATGCTTTATTACCAGCGAGTTCAATTGCTTTTTCTTTTGTCATGTTGTAATTGTACATCAATATTTACTTATTTACCACATTAGGGAATGTACCTATAAAAAAGACTTGCTGAAAGTAAATCTTGATGTACACTACATTCATGCCCTAGCAAAACGCATAAGGGTCTTTTAAAGGAAGCCAAATGAAATTATCTTTTTTTGATGTTTACAGAGATAGAGAATATTTAGGTCAATGTGTTGCATTAGATTTTAATGAAGCCATTGATTTATTTCGTAATGAATCTGGACGTTATCACGTTAGACATCGTGGTGTTTGGTTATTGTCTTCAGCTAATAATGAATAAAGAACAGGCCAACTTGATATTAGACCAAGTTAGAGTTGGCGTTCCCTATCCTAACCACATCATTAATCAAGCATTGACAATAACAGGAGACTTAAATGGAAAAATATCACAGAACAACGAACGAAGCATTCCACAATACTATGGAATATGGGGCTTGCATAGAGAAGCCAACCCCCAAGATGTTCACAAAGGTTGAAATATGCGTGTACTTAATCGCAGCGATCGTGATTTTATTAGATATGTTTATTTGGAGACCCTGATGGATGCTTCCAAAATCATTAGACAGTCTGAAGAAGCCACTCAAGCCTACATCAATGACCCAGTTAACAAGTTAAATTTTCAGCTGGGTTACTTAAAAAGCCAAATTGAGGATTTGTGTGAAATGATCCAAATCCAACGTGACGAAATCCAAAAGTTAGAAACAGAATTACAAGGTGAACCAGAATGAAACAAATCGCAACTGCTCTAGTCAAAGCTCAAAAGGCGTTTAATCCCGCTTTAAAGCAGTCTATTAACCCTCATTTCAAAAGCCGATACGTTGACCTTGCTGGGTGCGTTGAAGCGGTTATAGACGCTTTAAACAACAACGGCATCTATTTACTTCAAAAGACATTTGAATGTGCTGATGGCGTGATTGTGGAGACTATCTTTGTCCACGAGTCTGGCGAGATGCTTGAATGCGGAATGCTCCACTTCCCAGCGGTCAAGGCTGATCCACAGGGTTATGCGTCAGCTCTCACATACGCTAGGCGTTACAGTTTGATGGCAGCGTGCGGTATTGCCCCAGAAGACGATGATGGCAACCAAGCTAGTCGCAAGGTAGAGACAAAGATTGTGAGCCACGTTAACGTCAAAGAGTTGGACAAACTGATTGAAAAGATGCGCCAGGCTGAAAACCAAGAACAACTGGTTGCTAGTTACAGGATTGCATTTCAGGCTTGCCAGAGTGACAAAACCCATCAAGACCGCGTGATTGCGATTAAAAACGAGATGAAAGAAAGGGTAGCAGCATGACAGACTATGAATCAGAAAGAGATTACTGGCGCGAACAAGATGCAATCGAAAACTCGTATAGAAACGAATTGCTAAAGCACCCGCATTGTTTAGACCCTGATCACCCTGGTTGTTCAAAGTGCGAGGAATCCGATGATTGATGAACGAATCCAAATGATGTTGTACAACGAAGACCAGTTTAGTGATGAATTCTTTGGCTGGTTTCCGAACAACGAACACATTTACGATGCCTTTCAACATGAAACCATGAAAATCATTCGCAAAGGCTATAAACACTATTCAGGGCGCACAATCTTAGAGGTGTTGCGTCACCACTCAGCACTCAGCGAAGATGGAATTTGGAAGTTAAACAACAACCATACTCCTTACCTTTGCCGATTGTTTGCCCTGATGAATCCTAGATATGCGGATATTTTTGAGTACAGAACAGTTAAAAAACCCAAATTAAGATTGGAAAAATAATGGAACAAAGAACAGACGAATGGTTTGAATCCCGCTTAGGTAAAGCCACGGCCAGCAGAATTGCGGACATTATTGCCAAGACCAAGACAGGACCAAGTGCGAGCCGTGAGAATTACGCGGTCCAGCTGGTGCTAGAAAGAATTACTCAAAGTAAGGGCGAGTCTTATACCAATGCTGCAATGCAATGGGGCACAGATACAGAGCCAATGGCTAGGCAACAATACGAGCTTAAGCGCGGTGTTTTTGTGGATGAGGTAGGGTTCATTGATCACCCCACAATTGCGATGTCTGGGGCTTCTCCAGACGGCTTGGTGGGGGCTGATGGACTGGTGGAGATTAAATGCCCAAATAGCGCAACCCACATGGAAACGCTAGTGAGCAGAAAAATACCACAGAAATACATACCCCAAATGATGTGGCAGATGGCTTGTACTGGTAGGAATTGGTGTGATTTTGTGAGTTTTGACCCAAGATTTCCAGAAAACTTACAGATTTTTGTTGAGCGAGTTGAGTATGACCCTACTTACGCGCGAATGTTGGAGTTGGAAGTCACACAGTTTTTAGATGAAGTAGAGAAGAAAGTTGAAATTTTAAGGAAACTAAAATGAGCAAAGTATTAAAAGAAATCAAAGTAATTACAGGCACTTACACCAATAAAGAGGGTCAGCAAAAGAACCGCTATTCCCGCATTGGATCGGTAATTGATACTAAAAGCGGTCCAATGATCAAGATTGACAATATTCCACTAAAAGAAGGCGGTTGGGATGGCTGGGCTTACATGAATGATCCAATTGACCAGGCAGCAGCGCCTATGAAGTCATCAAGAGGCCAATTTGAAGACGATTCAATACCTTTTTAACATGGAAAAAACACCAGAAGACGAGGAATTTGAGCGTATGCTTGCAAAGATTGATTTGCAGCATACCCCATCTAAAGACAGTCAATTGGTTTCATTGCGCCGATGGGAAATTGACGAAATGATCCGATTAGCGGTTTTGGCAGAACGTGAGGCATGTGCTGAAATTTGTGATGGTTTTTACTTATCATGGATAGACATACAAGGTAGATATGAATTCATGGGTGAGGGAGCAAGCGAATGTGCTGGTGCAAT